TTAAGCCTCACGGTAGTTCATCACTGGGATGACATCGAGGCCGAGGCCGCGAAGGCCGGCGTCGGCGCGGAGGACCTGCTGTTCGACGACCTGGTCCGCCGCAACCGTCTCGACCGCTTCGGCCCGGAGGTGCTCGAGCTGATTTCGGACGGCCTTTACGGCGAGGGGGAGGTCGATCGGGCCTTCTGGATGGGCGGCATTCTCGACGCCATCGAGAAGGCCCACCGGGACGCATAACATCCATTGGCAATCAAGCCCCCGTGGCCCAGTGGATAGGGTGCCGCCCTCCGAAGGCGGAGACCGCCGGTTCGAGTCCGGCCGGGGGCACCGGGAGCGGCCGCGCGGTTTTCACCTCGCTTTCATTTCGCGCGGCTAGCTCCTTCTCATGGCGTCGAATCGCACAGGGCCCCGCATCGGAAGTCTCCGGACGGGGCCTTTGCCGTGGCCGCCAAGCCGGGACGCATGACGGCGAATATGAAAGACATCATTCTGCAATGCGCATGCTGCCATAAGGAAATCACCGACCTGTCCGCCGTCGGCTGGCGCAACGGCGAGCGCCGTTCGTTCGAGTGCCCGGAGTGTGGGTGCCGGACCAAGGTCGAGGCCGAGGTCTGGCTCAGGTTGTCCTCCGATGCGGAGGAGACATGGCGCGAATTGTACCGGCTGGCCCAGTGGGGCGCCTGCGAGACGTGGTTCGACTCCGACGGCGCCCTGCGTGTCTACGGGGCCGACGATCTTGGCGGCCGCGAATTGGCCGCTTTGTGGATCGCGCCGGAGCATGGCTACGAGGAGGCTGCCGGACTGCACGTCACCGTCGACGGCGGGCCGGTGCCCGTATCCGTCTACGCCGGAATGGAGCCGGAGGCGGCCGCCAAGGCCATCTGGGAGCGCATCGAGGCCATCCGACGCAAGGAGCCGGGGCGGTGATTGCGGGCGTTGACTTCCACTGGCGCCTGGTGGAGGAGAGCCCCGCGATGCCCGCTTCCTGACCCCGCCGCGCGCGGTCGTCCGCTCGGGTGGTGGCCTACCCGAACAGGCGTTTGCGTCGATAGGCGCGGCGGCGCGCTGGATGGCTGCGCGACGCGGGACGCATAGGGGAGTCCCAAGTGAACAAAAGGAGCCCTTCCGGGCTTCCCCAGGCGGGGCGGCGTCCTTCGGGACGGGCGCCCCGTTGGTTTCTTCGGGACGCATGAATGTCATCAGGGGCGCTGGCGTTCATCCAGTGGCTTTCCTTGGCCGGCGCTCCGTTCTTCTGAAAGGATTACGTCATGAAGTTGTACGCCATCATCGGCACCATCTCGCCCGGCTGCGGCGAGCTCATCCACCTGTATGGCATCTACGCCGACCGCAAGGCGGCCGAAAAACGCCAAGCGAAGGTCGAGGCCGCCGGCCGGCGTGCCAACGAGGGGGAGCTCGAGGAGGTCGGTCCAGGATACGTCAAGATCGTCGAGGTGGATGAGGGCAAATCGGTCGACGTCTATCTGGGCGGGTATGTCGAATGACCTACTTGGCTCCCTGCCCGTTCTGCGGCGGACCGGTCCGGCTCGTCTACGACGGCACGGCGGATGGGACATGCTACGGCGTCAGCCACAGGCCGGGCGCCTGTTCCATCCTGCCGACCGTCTGGGGCGCGCCGGGCATCAAGGCGGACACCATCGTCCGTTGCTGGAACCAGCGCTACGGGGTGGCGAACATGCTTAGGCAGAAAGGCGAGGACGGACTCGCCGACGAGATGGCATACCTAGGGAGGTTTGAATGAGCGTCGATTTCAGTGATTGGAGCGCCGCGCAGACGCCGGTGGTGACGATCCTTGTTCTGGCGGCCATCGGCGTGATGGCCGGTGTCGTATGCCGTCTGGTGCTGCGCCGACTGTATCCGTTTGGGTATGGGCAGATAGGGGAGCTTCAGATGAGTGTTCTGGCGGGATTCACGGTCTTCATGACATCCCTTGCCATTTGCATGTCCTTCGACTTTCCTCTTGAAGGGCATGCATCGGACTTCGACGGCGCGTTGGCCGAATCCTACGGCTTCGAAAGCGTGGACTGCGGGAACGGCTCCCGTCGGACCGCCGTGCCCGATGGGACCGAATACTGCGTCGCCTACCGCAAGGGAGGGAAGCACGAGACCATCCGCGTCCATGGCGACGCGAAGGCCAAGCGGGTCGAGGTCTATGACATGGATGGCAAGCCAATCAGACCTGTCCGCGCGACGGCTCCGACGAGATGATGGCCGGACCGGGACGCATGGCCTTCCCGTAGGAAAAGGAGGCAACCATGCTGTTCTGCATCACATTGGGCGACTGGCTCGGCAAGGGCCACGACATCAGGCGGGACTTCCTATATGACTGCAACCGGCCGGCCGCCGAGATCGCCGCGGCCTACGGGATGAGCCGCGAGAAGTACGGCGTCCGGTTCGACGGCTTCGAAAAGGACGACCCGTTCGCCGTCTGGGCGGGCTACGGCGAGTCCGGCATGAGCCCGGAGGCGCGCGGCGCGCTCGAACGCGCGGGGCTTCTCGACGGGGACGACGAACCATGGCGGATGCGGGACAGGGCCGATCTGGTCATGCGCTTCATCGCTCTGTCCATGCCCGCCGGATTCACTTACGAGCCGGTGGTGGTCCCAAGCCTCAACGGCCTGCTCCGCGCCGACATCGGCTACGGACTGTTCGAGGGGGCATCATGCTGAGACGAAGGCTCGATCCGCCGCAAGGGGCGGCCGTCGCCGTATCCGTGGCCGCCCCGCTCGCCGCGGGCGTCATTTACATCGCGCTCCGTACCGACTGGCTCCGACAGGTGGGCAGATGGCTTGCATGGACAGGCGGCGCGCTCGCGGCGGGACTTGCCCAAATCGCCGCATGGCCGTGGGTGGACATCGGATATGCCTTTCTGGTCTTTGCCGCCATGATTGTCGTCACGGCCTTTCTTGGATGGACGGCGTTTCTGGTGCCCAATGCCATCGGCATTCTTTGGCGTTGGCGCCTGACACCTACGGAAACACTACGCGCCATGGCCGTCGTTGCATGCGGGGTTGGAGCCAATGTGGCCGCCGTGGTCTGGTGGATCCACCACTCCATCTGGATCTGGGATGAGCGGACCTTCCATGCATGGGACTACCTGTGGCTGTGTCTTTTCGTCATCGAACCGTTCTTCTGGCTTCGGCTGGTGGTCCGATCCCACATGCCGGCGAAGCCCCTCTGCCGCGCGGCGCGTTTCATCGCCCCGGAACAGACGACGGCATTCCTCCGCCTGTCCTGCTCTTTGGTCCGCTTCGAAAGGAACCATTACGTCGGTGAAAAGACGCCTTTCGGCGGAGATGACGAATACGCCATCGACCTTACCTCCGTCGAGTCCCGACGGAACGAATGGATTCGGGACAATCTGGACGATCTGGACGCGTACGCGGAATACCACCCGTCGTTCGCCAAAGCCCTCGGGGAATGGCGGACGGCCCAAGCGAAGGAGAACGAATGATCCAGACCAACGTTCTGAACTGCCCGTCCTGCGGGGCGGAGCTGCTCGACCCGATATACGACCTGGAGATGGTCGACGGCGGACGCCGGAGGCTGACGTGCGGGGAGTGCGGCCGGCCGTTCACCGTCACAGCCTCACTCGTCTACGACGTGACGGCCGATGGGGAGCCGGCGGCATCGCCGTTGGCCGACGCGGTGCTCGCCGCCTTCCGCCTGACCGACGGCGGCGCCCTGCGCGTCGGTGGACGTGGGCGGCTGGTCCATGGGGACGGCTCCCCGTCCGGCCTGACGTTCGAGGTCGTGGTGGACGACGCCACGGACCTGCCGTGCATGGCCGTGACCGATGGCGGCGAGACGGTGAGGGCGTCCATCCTCGGCCTCACGATGCTCGGCTGGCGGTTCGCCGGCCTTGGGGACGGGAAGGCACGGCCATGAGCGAATGCCTGTATTGCAGCCGCAAGCCGGGCGGAAAGGACATGCACCCCATCGAGACGCACCCACTGGACCGTGATTGCATGCATTTCTACAAGGACCTGTACTCCCCGCCAATGACGCTTGTCATGCGCGAGATGGCCGTGCCCCATGCATTGCCGATGGTGTTCGGGGACCTTTCGTACGAGACGCCGGTCGGCGGGGAAGGCAGGGGGACCCATTGCCTCGCCCTCGGCATGGATGACGACTACGTGTACTTCGGCGTCGTTCCGACCGAATCGGGTGAATCGCCCGGCAAAAACGCGCGCATATGTCGGGAGCATGCCGCGGAGCTCGGGAGCATTCTGGTCTCCGAGTGCCGTTCGAAGGAGCTTTGCCAGGGCTTCGAGTGGCACATACTCCGGATCCTCGAACGGGTGCGGGACGACCCGGATGTCGACCTGGAGGCCTGCGCGAGGGAGATCTACCACGGCGTCACCGACGCCGACTAAAAAAGGAAGGACCCCAATGGACTATATCGACCGCAGGCGCGCCCACGCCGCCTGCTCCACGCGGAGCGCTCATGGCGCCGCAAGGCGTCGCGGGCGTGGATACTGCGCGAACGATTGGCGCGCATGCCGTTCGGCGACCTCGGGGCCGTCGCGTCGCTGGCGGGCGGGCTGGAAGCCGACGCGGAGTCCGCGGCCGCATGGGAACGGCGGGCCGTCCGATGCGGAAAGGAGCTCGCCGGACTCGACGCGGAGCGCGCCGCCAGTGCGGACGTGGACGGCCGCTGCCGGTTTCTCACCGAGACGGGCCGTTGCGGCCGGCCCACGACGGACGGCTCGCGCTGGTGCGCCGCCCATGTCGACCTGTGGGCGAGGGGCGCGGCGCACGCCGTCGGGCTGTGGCGGTTCCCCGAAGTCCTGTCTGGGGATGTCGTGGACTTCCGCCCGCCAATGCCCGTGTCCGCGGACGAGATGCGCCAATGGGCGAAGAGCACGGCGGACCTGTTCCGGCTCGGCTTCGGCGCCATGGACGAGAAGGAGGCGCGCCGATGGTCGACACCGCCAAGCCTGTGACCGGCCCGTGGGTCATATCGATCGTTCCGGTCAGGTGCCCCAACGACCTGGCCGGCGTCCCCGACGGCTACATCCGCGCGTGGGAGGAGCACGTCGGTCCGGTGGGACCGGCGGGCGGGGACCGTGAGGACTGGATCGAGATGTGCGCCCGCCTGTACTGGGGCGTGCGGAACCTCGGGGACGACGCCATCGTCCGCGTGCATGGAAGGTGGAGGGGCGACGACGGGTCGCTGGCCGGCCTGCCGCATTTCGGGCATGTGCTCGCCCACTGCCGGACGCCGGACCAGGTGGCCGACTCCTCGCTGGCCTCCCGCCACCGGCTGAACCCGGTGGTGCGCGGGCTCATGCACCGGCCGTCCGAGACGTGCTCCATCGACCCGCCGGACGTGCGGGCCGCGTTCGCAAGGCTCGTCGACCGGGGAGCTGCGTCGTTCCTCGTCAAGTACGCCGTACGGGAGAAGGCCCTGCCGAACCTGCCGCTCGACGGGACCGACCCGGACGCGCTGGCGGACCGGGTGGCCGGCTGGCTCGCGGAGGATTGGGAGTCCATGCGGGCCGAGGGCGTGCCCGACGCCCTGCTCGTCCAGAAGCGCGTGCGCATGGAGTACGAGTACCGCATGTTCATGGTCGGCGACGAGCCGGTGTGTGGCGCGGGCAACATCGGCGTCCTGACGCCGGTGGACAACGGAGCGCGGTTCGACCCGAAGATATAGCGGACCCGCGCCGATATGGACCGGTCGACCGTCGAGCGCCGCCCCGACCTGGCCGAACGCTACCGTGAGGCGGCCGTCCGGTTCGGCCGCGCGCTCGCGGGCGACGGATACGGCGCCTATGTGCTTGACCTGTGCCTGATCGACGGCGAGGTGTCCATCGTCGAACTCAACGGCATGATGAACGCCGGTCTGTTCGCCCTGGACATGGACGCGCTGACCCGCGCGATGCGCGCCCGGCCCGACCGGTTCGTCCCCGTGTCGTTGAACGGCCTGCTCGCCGGACGGGACGCATGTTCCGTGCCAGTGTAGCGAAAGGAGGCCGTCATGGCCGATATAAGGAAGATCCTGAAGGAGCACGTCGCCGACCTGGTCCCGGCCGATGGCGTCGTTCATTGCAGGGGAGACGAACTGACGTTCGATTCGATGGAGGCATTCGGCCGGCATGTCGACGCGCTGCTCTCCCGCCCGCCCCGTTCGCGGGAGGAGGCAATCGCCGACGTGCTGGCCACCCATCTGGGCGAACCGGACCCGTTGCCCGAGGAGTCGTTCGCCGTCACGGTCGGCGACGACGGTCGTATCCGATGCGGCTGTGGCTGGACCGGCTCCGCCGCAGCCGACACGGACGAATGGCGGGCGCATCTGGCCGACGCCATTCTCGAAGCGCTGGGGAGGGTCGAATGAACGGCGTGGACGCGTTCGCCGCCGTCGCCGATCGGCTCGACCTGTTCGCGGACCAGGTGCGCTACGAGCGCGTCCTCGCCTGCCGCGACTTGACTTCCTCCCCCGCCTGAAGGCGGGGGATTCCTACTCCGCTAGCCCAATGGGGGCATTGCGGTTCGGTGGGTTCCCGTTTCACGGGCGATAGCGTTGTGGTCGGCCGAGGCCAGCCTCCGTCTCACATCGCCTCCACGGGCGTTTAAAGACTCCGCGAGTCCCGCGGCGTCGAGGATGTTCAATGCGGCGTTGTAGTCGCGGTCGAGGAACGCCCCGCACCGGGGACATTTCCACTCGCGCACATTAAGCGGCTTTGGGCCGTCCCTGTGTCCGCATTGCGAGCAGACCTGGCTGCTCGGGCACCATCGGTCGATGTGGATGGCCTTGCGGCCCCATTGGGCGCAGAGCTCGTCGACCCTGTCGGTGAACGTCGACCATGCGGCGTCGGCCACGCTTTTGCCCATCCGGGTGCGCATGAGCCCTTTGACGCACAGGGTCTCCATGGCGACGGCTTGGTTCTCGCCCGCCACCCTGGAAGCCAATTGGTACGCCAGGTCCCTGCGTTGAGCCCCGATACGGGCGTACAGCCTGGCCTTGGCCTGTCTGGTCCTGTTGTAATTGCTTGAGCCGCGTTGACGGCGGCTTAGCTCCTTGTTCAGCTTCCTCAGCCTGCGCTCGGCTTTGCGCAATGCCTTCAATGGGGCGACCTTCTCGCGCGTGCCGTCCGAATACACGATGGACGCCAACGACTCAAGGCCCATGTCGATGCCGCAGGCATCATGCCTCGGCCTCGGCGAGGCCTTCGGTTCGGCCTTGACGACGAAACTGGCCTCATAGGTCCCGTCCGCATGCCGCATCACCGTCACGCTTGACGGAGTTGATGGCAGATCCCTCGACCAACGGAGTCTGATCTCCCCGTCGATCTTCGGCAATTCCAGGAACATCCATCTGGAGTTGCGCTCATGGCGGATATGGTACCTGTCCGACCTGGTGAACGTCGCCGACTGCTCGCCGCAATGGCGGCTCTTGTACCGCGGGTAGCCCGCCTTGCGGGCGTAGGCGCGGGAGTAGGCCGTCTCCGCATGCCGCAACGCCTGCGCCATCGGCCCCGACGACACCTTCCAAAGCCACTTGTTCTCCGGCTCTTTCTTGAACTCGGTGAAACGTCGTGACAATTCCGCGTACGAGGGTATCGGCAAGTGGAGCCACCATGCCACCTTGCGCTGGTCCAAGTACCAGTTCCACGCGTACCTGCATGCGCCGAACAGGCGCGACAGAGCCTCGCGTTGGCCCCGTGTGGGATACGCGCGGTAATTGTAGCGCCTGATGGTCCCCATATTCGGCTCTATGCGTCCCGACGGACTTCGACCACCCCCGCCCTGAAGGACGGGGCACCTTTTCGTTTTCAGGTGGCATGAACGCTACGACACGCGCACGCTGACCGTCTGCTACCAGAAGTGCAAGAACGGATGCCCGGTTGAGGACTTTGTGGAACTGTACCGAAAGACCGACGCCCGCAAAGACGACGTCGATGAGCTGGCCGGCCGGCTTCGCAAGGACTGGTCGGAGGCCGTGACGACGTGGCGCAGGCGTGAGAAGTGCCCGTACTGCGGCGAAATGCCGAAGTTCTCGGTCAATGCCGAGGGGTATCTGGACTTGGGTTGCGTCGACGAAAGCCATGAGCCGTTGAACGCGAAGGGCTGCGGCGGAATCATTGTCGACCTTGTCAAGAAGTGGGATGGCGTCGCCCTGCCTATCCGCAACAGGCTTGAGCACGAATCCAAGAACAGACGTCTGCTGGCCGTTCTCAACGCCTAGGCGATTGGACATGGGCGGCGGCCATGCCGCCCATGTCCTTCCGGGACGCATGGGCGTACCGGAAGGAATGGGAAAGGAGCCTGAAATGGCGGACAAGACGAAGGACCCGTACGGGTTCGCAAGGGAGAAGGTCGGCGAGGCATACAGCGCCCTGTATGAGGCGCTGGAGGCCCTGGAATCGGTCGGAGCCGACTTCTGCACCGACCTCGGATACAACGGCGACACCATGGATGGATACGGCCTGCTGGCTGTCGTCTCGGACATCGAGGACTCGCTGGAGGGCATGTGATGGCCGTCATCGGGGGACTGGTGGCCGCAGCCGCCTTCGCGTGGGCGTATCTGCATGGCGAACAGTGGCACGAGACCGAACAACAGGGCGCCATGCCCATCGTCGTCATCGCGGCGTGCGGCGCCGGCCTCATCTGCGCATCCATCCTCTCCGTCATCTTCTGACGGCCGGCCGGGACGCATGTGCCCGCCGTCAGGGAAAGGAGTCCGATATGACCAAGCAGATGCACGAGCGCCGCATCCTCGCAGTGGACGGCGTGTCCAAGGAACTGGGCGAATGGGCCTTCGAAAAGGGGCTTACCGCGGATACGCTGCTTAAACGCCTCAACCGCGGCTGGGACGTGGAGAAGGCGGTGAACACGCCCGCCCATACACGTAGGAGCAACCGCCAATGGCGTCGCTACAAGCTTGACGGCGAGAGCCTCACGCTCGGCGAATGGGCGAAGCGCGCCGGACTGCGCCGCGAGACCCTGCGGTACCGCGTGGAGCACGGCTGGGACCTGCGCCGCGCCGTCACAGAGTCCGCCCGCCGGGACGCATGACCGGGTTCGGAAGGAGCACGGAATGACAGAGGAACTGCGTTGCCCTAAGTGCGGTCGCCCCGTACGCGATGACTGGCAGGTGGATTGGGCCACCGGCGTCTCGGATGGCATCGAATGCGAATGCGGTGCCGTTCTCGAGGTGGCGGCCTACGCCTTGGTCGATTACGACGTTGAATTCGAGGTCCGGGAGAGGCCGGGACGCATGGACCCAGTGGAAGGAGGGGACGATGGGACGACCGCATGACCCGAACGGAGGCAGGTTTCGCCTGCCGGAACCGGGATTGTATCTCGTGCTGATTTGCGACCCGTACGAGGAGCCGTCATACGACGACATCTGCTATGTATGCGATGGCGACCATTTGGACGGTTTCGTCGGACGTCTGCATGACGCAGGCTTCTCGCCGGAGAACATCCACGTCTTGCGCTGCGCGGTCAACGAACGCATCGATTGGGACAGGATGGACCGCCGGGACGCATAGGGAATGTTGTGACATGAAGTTTAATAACCGAATATTCCTCAAGCCTCGTGCTTTGAAATCACACGGCACTTGATGAAAGTTTCCAGAAAAGCGGAAACATGGGATTTGATCGTGTTTTACTATTCTCTTCCTCGTGTACACGGGGGTGATTCTTCCCACCACATCCGCCCGCCTGTATAACCGAAAAGTGATCCGAAGCATTCGCGTCGCCGTGAGCCGCACGGAGACGTTAAACGCACGCGGAGGGGGATGGCAAGTCGGCGCGGAGCGCCGCGGTCCCCGGTGAGGCGTGAATCAAGCGGAGGGCGGCCGCGAGCGAGAGCCAAGCGATGACCGGCCGCCCCAAAAGCCCCTCTGGCTCAATGGTCAGAGCAGCGTCCTTTTAAGTCGTGGGTTGTGGGTTCGAATCCCACGGGGGGCACGGCCGCAGTTGGCGGAACTGCGGGAAATCGGGAGTGAAATCCTGTGGCCCGTCATATTGGACGGGTAATCAAAAGCGTCCGCGTGGAACGCGCGTAAAACACCATCGGACGGATGGAAAAGCCGCCACCCCGCAAGGGCGGCGAGTACCGGAGGTCCGATGTGCATGCCTCCGATCCGGAGGACGCTTGCGGGCGTCGTCGCGGGGAGGAGGCATACGCCACCGTAGCTCAGCGGAAAGAGCGCCACCCTCCGGAGGTGGGCGTCGCCGGTTCGAATCCGGCCGGGGGCACGTCGGGACGCATGACATCCCATGGAAAACCGAAGAGTGTTGGAGCATTCCCGCCGCCGTGGCGCATGCACGGAGGCGTAAAACGCACGCCCCCGGGAGGAGGGCGAAGGCCGGCGCGGAACGCCGAGCGGCCTTCCTGCCCGGGGCGCGAATCAAGGGTATGGAATCAAGGCGGCCGGCGCCAAGCCCAAGCTTAAGCCGGCCGCCGCCTGCCCCCGTAGCTCAGGGGATAGAGCGCCACCCTCCTAAGGTGGGCGTCGCCGGTTCGAATCCGGCCGAGGGCACCAGCGGCGTAACGCCGCCACCCGAATGACTCCTTTTCCGGCCGGTCCGCGCATAGGCGGGGACCGGCATGGGGCCGTGGCGCAGAGGCAGCGCATCCCGTTCGCAACGGGAAGGTCGCGGGTTCGAATCCCGCCGGCTCCACCAGACGGTTCCTCCCGTGGCGCGCCTGACAAGGCACCCGTGCGGACAGACTCTCATCATGCATTGGAAAAAGCGATGGGAGGGACCGTCACGCCCCGATGGCCCAGTGGTAGCGCAGCCGCCTCGTAAGCGGCAGGTCGCCGGTTCGAATCCGGCTCGGGGCTCTCGGGAGGCGTCCGCGCGCCTGCCGTCCGGAGGACCGGGCGACCAGGCGCGCGGCGTCATGGACGCCTCCCCTTGCGTCGGTGGTGCAATGGCAAGCACGGCGGTCTCCAAAACCGTCGATCCGGGTTCGAGTCCCGGCCGGCGTGCGAACGGAATGTGGCGCAGTCGGCAGCGCGCGCGGCTGGGGGCCGCGAGGCCGCGGGTTCGAGTCCCGCCATTCCGACGTGGGAGAACCCGGCAAGACCGAGCTTGCCGGCATGAGGGCGAAATACGCCGCATGGCTCGAACGCGACAGGCGTCCGTCGCGGCTTGCCGCCGAGCGCCGCCGCAAACGGCTTGGAGGGGATTGACTTCGCCGCGCAAGCCGTCGGCGCCCCGCCTTCGCGGGGGCGCATGCATGACCCCGCCCCGCACAAGGGGCCTTCGCCCGGGTCCGTGGGCCACGCCTCCGCTATCGGGAATGCCGGAGGTTCCGGCGGCGGCCGTCCAAGGTCCGGCCATGCGTCGTGGGGGACGCATGCGGACGCCGGATACGAAAGGAGCCCATCATGTCTGATCTGGACGAACTTAAGCTTAAGTACACCGAGGAGAATCCCGATAAGCCGTCGGACGACGTGGAGACCATCGCCTTCCACTCGACGCCGCGCAAGCCGAAGCCCGCGCCGAAGGCCGTCGGACCGAAGCGGGCCAAGGCGGAGCCTCCAAGGAAGGTGGTGCCGTTGACCATGGGCGTCCCGCGCGAAGTGCCGACGCCGAACGAGGCGTCCGCCGCGCTCTGGCTCGCCGCGCTTGCACTTGCCGTCGTCCTTGCCGCCACGCGCGCGGCCGCCGTCGTGCCGTTCCTGGCCATCGCCGTCATCCTGGCCCTGGGCGCGCTCATGCATCCCGTGACCGCGCCCGTCCTGCATGACATGGAGCGGCGCTTCGGCCTGACGGTCGTCGACGTCTCAGCCGAGGGGCATGTCCGATTCATGGATTCCGAGGGGCGGCTGCGCGAGGGCGTCCTTCGGGTCTACGGACGCCGCGCCACGATGTTCGACGGGAACGGCGGCATCCTGTCCGCATAATCCATCCTTGCGCGGGCGGTGGAGGCCCATCGATCCGCCCGCGTGGTCTCATCACCAAAAGGGCGGGGCCGGCACGAAAAGACGCCGGCCCCGCCCTTTCCGCTTCCGCCGCCCGGAAAAACAATTACGTTTCCGGGCCGTTTTTTATTCCATCGGCCGGCGTCGCTTGGAAGTCGAATCCTTGGCGTCCCCCTATGGCACGGCATGAATCGAGTGCCAACGACTATCGCTCGAAAGGACGAAAGCCCGTCAGAGGGGCCAAAGAATCGTTTCTAGGGGCAAAGGACACCTTGTGTGTCGGCCGGGATCAAAGACGGGTAAAGGCGAATCAATTCCACAGACGGGCGATTTCGATGAAAATCGGCCGAGATCCGTATGTACCGCCGTATGCACTTTTGGTTTTCGCGGGCAGGAAGCGCCCCAATGCCTACGGGCAGTAGAGCCGAGGTCGGATTGGAGACGTCTTCGTATGCAGCCGTATGCACCGTATGCAGTTCCCCTTAAAGGAAAAGCCTCAAAAAAGCTCCAACTCCGAAAACTGGTGCATAAAGTGCATACGGCTTTTTTGATGTTCGCTCAGTCCTACTCTTCATTGGCTCCTTGCCCGCGGGCGAAAAGTGCATACGGACTGCATACGGCTGCATACGAAGTGCATACGGAACGCATAATGTGACGGAAGCGTGAAGATGTCCTCCGGAGTCAAGAGGGAAGACAATTTCATCCCTCTCTCCGTCGCCCGCCATCAGGGCATTGAAGCCGTCTCTGGCCCGAAATTGATTGCATATTGTTTTTCGGCCGTTTTCGGAATTGTCTTCGGCGGTATGTCCGCGACGCATACCGAACTTCCGTAGACATCCATTCAGAGGAAAGGAAACATCGATGTCACCTGTGGCATTGGCCGTCACCGTCATCACGGCGGCCGTCATCGTCATCCTGCTCGCCACGGCGAGCTACAAGGTCTGCCCGGCCGACCGGGTCATGGTCATCACCGGTCCCGGCGGCCGCCGGTTCGTCTCCGGCGGCGCCGCGTTCATCGTACCGTTCGTCATGCGCGTCGACTGGCTGTCGCTTGGCGCGGTGCAGTCCCTGCTCAAGACGGACACGCCGATTCCGACGAAGGACGCCATCCTCATCGACGTGAACGCCGTCGCCAATTTCCAGATCGCCTCGGAGTCCATCGTCATCGACGAAGATGGCCACCAAACCAAGGCGCTGGAGAACGCGGCCCGCAACTATCTCAATCAATCCAAGGAGCGCATGGAGAAGGACGTCACCCAGGTCCTGCTCGGCAAGCTCCGCGAGGTCATCGGCAAGACCGAGCTCAAGGAGCTCATGGAGAACCGCGACACGTTCGCCGCCACCGTCGCCGAATCGGCGCGTGTCGACATGGAGCGCCTTGGGCTGCAACTGACCACGTTCAACATCCAGGACTTCACCGACCGCCAACATGTCATCGACAACATGGGAGCCGAGATGGCCGCGGAGATCCAGCGCAACGCCAAGCTCGCGTCCATCAACGCCGAGCAGGACGTGGCCGTCCGTCAGAACCAGCTCGACCTGAAGCGCGCCGAGCTCCAGTCCATCGCGGACAAGGCCCAGGCGGAGGCCGACGCCGTGAAGGGCATTACCACCGCCGAGCAGTCCAAGACCCTCAAGGTCAAGGAGCAGGAGGCGGAGATCGCCGCCGCCGAGAAGAGGGCCACGCTCGAGCAGAGGAACGCCGACATCGAGGAGCAGAAGCTGAACGCGGCCGTGCGCAAGAAGGCCGATGCTGACCGTTACGCCGCTGAGCAGAAGGCCGATGCCGACCTGTACTCCACCCAGAAGCGGGCCGAGGCGGAGCGCTACCAGTGCGAGCAGGAGGCGCAGGCGACCCAGACCACCGCCGACGCGGACGCGCACGCCGTCAAGGTCAGGGGCGAGGCCGAGGGCGCCGCCGCCCAAGCGAAGGGCGTCGGCGAGGCCGAGGCCATCCGCGCACAGGGCAAGGCGTACAACACCATGTCCAACACGTACATCTTGGCTCAGCAGTACATCCAGGTGCTGCCCGACATGGTCCGCGCCGCCGCGGAGCCGCTGGGCAGGGTCGACCGTATCACCATGTACGGCGCGGGCAACGGCGCGAAGCTCGTCGGCGACACCGTCGACACGGTCTCCCAGATCAGCGAGGGGCTCTCGCAGTCGCTCGGCATCAACCTGAAGGCCCTGCTCAACAGCGCCGTCGCCGGGCACGCCGCGGGCGAGGCGGCCGCCAAGGCCGCGGCGCCGAAGTCCCAGACGCCCGCCGTAAGGACGGAAGAGCCGAAGCCGGACCTGCCCGGCCTGGGTGATTGGATGACGCCCAAGGCCGACTGACGGCCGGGCCGGATTGGCGCCCGCCTTCGGATTGCCGGAGGCGGGCGCCTCTCTTTCCCCGCGACGCATAAGCCCGGATATGACGAATTCATACGATGACGAAGACGGAACCATCCCACTGTCCGGACTCGACCGCGACCGGGTCTGGCGCGAATGGGGCATCGACCTGCAGGACACGACCCGCATGGCGGACGACCCGGAATGGGCGCAGGAGTGCCTCTGGCGCTGGCGCGGCGGCGAGTACATCCGCGGCCTCAGGCACCACCGCCCCGCGCCGGGCGACTTGGAACGCCTCGGGTCCATCGCCGCCGGCCATGGCGACCCGACGGGCAAAGAGCATCCCGACCCGCTGCCGGCCGGAACGGGAGGCGACCGGGCGTGGGAGTGCATCGACTGGAGCGAGCCGCCGCTGGTGCCGCCCCAGTATTTTCCGGGCGTGCGGGGGCGGCTCTGGGAGCGCCGCCGTCTGGCCCGTTTGAGGCGCTCCTGGCTGGACGACGGGGCCTACGGCTACGACGGCCCGCGCGAATGGCATCCGCGCATCGTCGGCCAGTACCTGCCGGACGAGGATGTGGCGGAGCGGGTCCACAGGGCCGTTCCCGCCATCGGCGTCGCCCTGCTCATCGGCGCCGGAGTGCTCATGGGGCGCATGCTGTCGTGAACATGTACGCCAAGGCCCGCCGGGGCGCCGGACTGACGCAGAGACAGGCCGCGCGGGCGCTCGGCCTGTCCGTCTCCCTGCTGGGGCGCTACGAGCGCGACGAGTCATGCCCGAATCGGCGGATGGTCGAGAGCATGGCGCTCCTGTACGGCGTGCCGGCCGGACGTCTGGGCGTCCCGCGCCCCCGTCCGGCCGGAATCGACCGCCATACCTGGCCGGGGGCCACGGGACGGCTCCATCCGTCCGACGGGCTGATGGCCGAATGGCTCGTCCTGTCCGGCGCGTGGGACACGTTCGGCGCGGACGAGTGCGCCGCCATGCTCGACGGGACGGGCGGCCGGTCCGTCGCCGCGTACGCCTATATGGGACGCATCCGGCTGGAATGCGCGACGCCGGCGAGAAGGCTGTCCCTCGCGGTGCCGGGAACGCACGCCAATGGAACATGGACGCCGAAAAGAAAGGAATCGAAATGACGGAGGAAAACGGAACGCTCAGGCTGCGCATGGTGGAGCCCCTGGATATGGACGAGGCGGCCCGGACGCTGGCGCGGGCCGGACTGCTGGTCCCGCTGACCGACTGGAGCGCCCGGAAGCGGCGATTCGACACGCATCCACGGGGGCTGGGCGTTCTGATGGCACTGCTCGTCCCCGTGGGTGTCGCCGGGTGTGCCTCGTCTCCGGGCACGTCGGTGTCGACGCCGGTCGCGGTGGGGGTCTGTGTGGCGGCCTTCGTCCTTGGAATCGCGCTGGAGGCCTGGATCGTAACCCATCATCCGCCGGTCCCGGAATCGCCCGCCCAGGTGCTCGCCGACGTCTTCGGCGTCGACGCCGCGCTCAGGGACGGCGCGCGTCCGTTCCATAGGGAGGGCCTCACCCGCCTGACGGTCCGGGACGGCGACGGCCTCGCCCAGGCCACGCTGTTCGTCCGCCACATCACGGACCCGGACGGCCATCGGACCGCGTGCGTCGCCCTGTTCGGCGCGGACGGACTGCCGGTCGAGCCGAGGGTGGACCGGTACTGACGCCTCCCTGGGACGCATGCCATTCTCCGGGCGGCTTCCCGCCGTCTGGAGAAGACAGTACGACCCGAAACGGGAGGAACATGATTTCGGACAACATCAGGGGGACGGCGGCCGTGGCCGCATTGGCGTCGCTCGCCGCGCTCGCATCGGCGGGCGTTGCGAGCGCGGCCGTCATCGGCACGCCGACCATCGTTGACGGGGACACCACATTCGTCAACGACGAGACCGTGGACCTGCTGGGCGGCGACTTGGGGGAGGCGGCGAACTTCGGCCTCGTCGGCTTCAAGTCGATCCGCCTGAACGCCCACACGAACAGCAACATCGCCACCGCGCACGCCTACGTCGGCGCCGCGTTCGGCAACCACGCTGCCGGCGTGGACGAGCCGGAGGTCAGCTATCTGGGCAAGGTCGACGGCGGCATCAACGTGAGCCTGCCCGCCGACTCCAGGATCGTCTTCGGCGCATCCACCAGCATCGGCCAGACCGACAATGGCAACAGCTGGACGGTGAATGGCAACAAGCTGGAGATGCAGACCAGTGGAAGCCTGCCGAAGTCCGAGCGCGTGCTCAGGGACTCCAAGACGACCGAATACCTCGATTTGAAGGCCATGGAGAAGTCCATGACGGCGCTGTCCGCCAAGTGGGCCAAGGCCGCGCCGGCGAACGCGTCGTACGACTTCTCCGACATGAACCGCCGCCATATCACGGCGGACGGCGACGAGGCTCATCTCGACATCGACGCGGCGGAATTGCAGGGCAACCGCGTCACCGCCACGTTGGGCGATAAGACCCGTCTCGTCGTGGACGTCGACGCCAAGGGCGCCGACACCGTCACCCTGCCCCAGTTGGATGTGGATGGCATCAACCATGCCGAATACGCCCACTGGACGGATAAGGGGGTCATCTACAATCTGACCGACTCCAAGTCGGAGGACGGCCAGTACCATGGCCGCGTCGGCACGGCGGGCGCCACCTCCTCCGTCATCCTCGCGCCCGAGGCCGATGTGGATGCGTCCCAGAACATCGAGGGCCAGATCATCGCCAGGAACGTGACCATCGGCGGCGAATTCCACCGCAACAGCGTGAACGTCCCCATCACCCGCCATGTGGAGGTGAGATTGGACGGCCAGGACAAGACCGAGACCACGCCGTTCGTCGTGCCCCAGCCCGCCAGGGAGCACTACCGTTTCATCGTCTGGACCACCAATCCGGACGGAACCGGCGACTCCTACAAGCCGGGCGACACCGTATCCGACGTTGCGAAGGGCACCACCCTGTACCCGCAGTGGGAGGCGAGGCATGTGCTCCACTACGATACGAACGGCGGTGACGGCGAATACGGGGACTCCGACCTGCCGACCGACGTGACCGATACGGTTCCGGTCCGCGAGGGCTACGAGTTCGACGGCTGGACCATCGGCGGCGTCAAGTTCGATTCCGGCGAATCCGTCGAGGATAACGGCTCCGACGTGACCGTGATCGCACAATGGACCCCGGTCAAGCAGGACGTGACTCCGACGAAGCCGGACACTCCGAAGAACGATACGGACAAGCCATCCGACACCGACGTTCCGTCCAAAGATGATTCCGGCAAGACCGACAATGGGTCCGACGATTCCGGCAAGACGGACACGGACAAGCCGTCGAAGGATGATTCCGGCAAGACCGATACGGATAAACCGTCCGGCACCGATACTCCATCAAAGGATGACGGCAAGGACGACAATGGCTCCGACGATTCCGGCAAGACGGACACGGACAAGCCATCCGACACCAACACGCCGAAGGATCAAACGAACGCCATGCCCAAGGCCGAATCCCCGAAGGACGGGCTCGCCTCCACCGGCGTCGCAGTGGCGGTCGTTGCGGTGGCCGTGGTGGCGCTCGCCGCGGGGGCCATCGCGCTCGCCATCCTCGGCAAGCGCAAGTAGGCGCCATTCCACACGGAAGGCCCCGCCACGTCCGATAACGGATGCGACGGGGCCTTCCGTCTTTCGGCTGGGACGCATGCCGGTCTTCGGAAGGAAAGGAGCCGACATGGATTTCGGACTGAATAGATGGAACCCGTACGAGCTGACCGCGCCGGACGGCTGGGAGGCCGATCTGGACGCGGGCGGCATGGAGGACGAATGGATGTGCCGGTGCGGCGCGCTCGGGGCGTACGGCGTGGGGGACCGCGACGGACTGGCCATCGCGCGTCTCGACTGGCGCTGGGTGGCGCGCGGACGGCTGGGCGGCCCCATCCATGCGGAGCTGCGCGTTTATCTTCTCGGCGACGAGGATGGGCGTTTCGACCTGCGGCTGACTGAAGGGGAGCGGGCCGCCCTCGACGCGGACATCCGCGACTGGCTCGTGGGGGACGGCGTGCTTGACGCGTCCGGCAACGTCATCGGGGGCGACTGGCTGTGAGTCGGGGGCGTCACAGGCGCCGGCCGGACCTGTGGGGTTCCGCCGACGCGGCGCTGACCGACCTGATGCTGTTGTCGGCCGCCGCCTGCCCGTTCTCGCCCGTGTTCCTCGCGGGCGCGGCCGTCTGCGGCGTGCTGGCGGCCGTCTGCGGGTCCGTCTCCCTCAGGCGCCTGCGCCGCCAGGCGGAGTAGCTGACGCCATGCTCGGCCTTGAACCTGGCCTGCCAGCGGCGGGCGGCCTCGCGGCGCTCCTCGCGGTGCGAGGCCGCGTACGCCTTGTCATACCGGCGCATCTCCTCCTTGTTCGCCTCGCGCCAGGCTTTGTTGCGCCGATCGATGTGCTCCTTGTTCGCCTGGTAATAGGCCGCGTCGGCCGCCTTGCGTCTGGCGCGGCGCTCGTCCTCGACCAGGTGCAGGCGTTCGGGATGCGGTTCGCGGGCTTGGACGACCAGACCCCAGTCGACGTCATCGGATAAAGGCTTCATGCCCGGCCGTATGCGTCGCGGTCGGGACGCATGGAACGGAGCGAAGGAACGGAAAGGAGCCGATGATGGCTGAGAATATCGAATGGGGCGCATGCCCCGTATGCGGAGGCCGGGTGGCCGGAAAGATCGACAGTTGGAGAAGCGGCGACCGGTTGCATGTCGATCAGCCATGCGACGAGCCTCCCGTCTGCGGGAACGGCTGCCCCCTTGAGGACTTCGCGCCCCGCATCTCCTTCGTCGTCAAATGCGGTGACGGGGAGCCTGCCAAGGAGGTCATGAAAAAAGCCGTCGAGCGGGAATGGTCCCGCATGCTCGGCAAGGTCGCGCATGTGGACCCGTGCGTCTGCGGCGGCACGCCGGTTCTGGAGCTGGGAGAGGAGCGTAGGCTCGAGTGCCCGGACTGCGGAAGGATGGTATGGGTGGCCCGTCCTCTGACGGAGGCCGTCGGGGCCTGGAACGACCGTATGACCGACCTGCGGAAGCAGGACGCCAGACGCGCGGCCGCGGGACTTCTCGCCAAAGGCATTGGTCTAGGCGTCGCATCCGCCCCGCATCCCCTGTCGAGGGAGGAGCTTGCCGCCTGCGGCAGCGAAAGGCTGCTGGCGGTCTGGGATGAGGACGGACGTTACCGTGAGCGCGAGGTGGCGCGGCCGCTCCCGCACATCGACCATGCCGCATTGTTCGACCTGACGGGCGCCCGCGTCCATCACTGGGTGCTGGCGGACGGCGCCATCGTCACCAGCCCGGACGGATGGACGGAGCCCGAACACGGGGAGTCGTCGCAGACTGTCCGGACATTGACGGGACATCACCTCGTGATTCCGAATTCCGCCGTCCTGTATGTGGCCGACTGATTTCCAGCGTGTCCGGGACGCATGGGGCGTTTGAACACAAAGGGAGGCAAAATCATGAGAATCACGGACGGAACGGAGACGATGGAGGTCTCCGTGAGGGAATACGGAGACCATTCCGACAGGGAAATCACCGACCAAACACTGCCTTCGCTGGTCGAATGGGCGGAAACCCCCGGCATCGTGGAAAACGTGCGACGGACGGCACAACGTCTGGTGGAGCTTTTTGCGGACGACGGAAAGAACGCCAGCAAGGTCATTGGCTGCATCCCCGATGAGACGAAGCTGGGTCTTGGCATCCGCCTGTACGCACCCGACATCCGGGACGATGGACGCGGTCTGCCGGACGACATCAGGCTGACGCGATACATGCGCGTCGGCAGGCCGAGTCCGGGCGTCGTCGTGGAAACCGAGCTTTACCGCTTGGGGAACGTTCTTCGCGGCCGTGACCTGAGTGGGCTTGACCTGCGATACCTCGACTTCTCCGGCGTTGACCTTTGCGACGTAGACATGTCGGGGGCTGATTTGAGGGGTTCGCTAATCGACTCAGGCACCCCTCTAGGCCACACCGTTTTCCGCGACGCCGACATGCGGCGTATGAGTTTTCTAGGGAAGCTGGAACCGAAGTGTCCCGTCTATCTGGAGAACGCCGACCTGCGCGAAGCCGACTTCAGCCATGCCAAGGTAAGCTGGTTCCAATTCAACGGGGCAGACATGTCGGACGCGATACTACGAAACGCCGTCTTCGAATGCACGAACATGGAGCGCGTGAACCTTGCCGGAGCCGATTTGACCGGAACCAACATGGGAGGCGTCGACCTGCGGAAGGCGAATCTGACCGGCGCGACGATGGACAAGGCATTCCTGAACAAGACGGTGATGTCCGACTCGACAGTAAGCGGAGCGAGCGTGCAGAGTCTCCGTTCCCGTAATAGCAATGTCCGTCGAGTGGATTTCGGTCAAGCCTACGGGGCGGGGAGCATGTTCTTCGAGAACACGAAGACAAAGGGGAGCACTCTTCCCGGAGGGTTCGTCAACCATTATCGTGACAACAGTCTCATAGCCCAAGGGAACGGCTGGAAGCTGAACTACCGTCGAGGCGCTCTTACCTACGCGCTTACCTTCGACTGGCGCGACGGATGCCCCGAACCCCGCACGCTTGCCTACAATCCGAAATGGGCGGACATAGGCAACCGTAACAGGATTGAGGAAATCCGCTTCGTGCCGGGTTCCAAGGCACCGGAGGACATGAGCGTCTTCTTCGAGGATATGTGGGCCTTGCGCCGGGTGGACTTCACGAATCTGGACATGTCGAAGACAGTCAGTCTGGCGTGGATGTTCAACAATGCGGGGGACGGGGATGTTGAAATCGTCAACTTGAAGGCTCCGAACGCGAGGGACTGCGAGCGTCTGTTCCGACTTGGCCCCGACGTGACGAGCCTGAAGGTGCCCGGATTGGATGTGAGCGGCGCGGAGGTGGCCCGCGAGATGTTCGCTTCGCCGCATCGGATTGCCGAACTGGACCTGTCGGAACTGCGGCTGCCGCGAGCCAAGGACATCAACCGCATGTTCATGTACTGCGAGCGGCTTCGCAGGCTGGACATCTCCAATCTGGAGCTTCCCCCCGACGTAGAGATGGACAACAGGGGGCCGGCCATGTTCTCCACCTGCGTCTCCCTTGAGCACGTGGACATGCCGGTGAGGGGTGCGCTGGCCGACCGGTACGGGGGGATGATGGAACGGTTCAACGCGGGCGACCGCGCCGTGTTGAAAGCAAGGGCGTATCCGCGAGTCACCATACTCGCCCTGTAGAGGCGCTCATGGGACGCATGGCTCCGGTATCAAACGAAAGGAGCCGTTATGACCACCCCGCACTACATCGAAAATTCCGCCGACGCCATACGTTTCGTGCGAGACCGACCGTGGTATCCGCTGGACGAGAGCCATGTGTATGAGGTCCCCGTCTCCGCTCTGGGAACGATATGCATGGCCTGCTGGGCGACGCTGGAGGATACGCGATTCGCCGGGAACGTCATCGACGACGAGACGCTGCGCGGCCGCTACTTCGAGCTGTGCAACCGCGAGGATGACGAGGCCGTACAGAAGGAGTGGGGCCGGTTCAGTGACGACCTGTGGGCTTATGTGGACGGCATGGGCCTGGAACGTCAGGCCACATGGTTCATCGAGCTGAACGACCCCATCACCATCAAGGGGCACTACTGGGTGCATGACGGCGTGGAGTATCTGGATGCCGCGCACACCCTGCCGAGATTCGAGGACTGAGGAATCATGAAAGACTTGGAGAAGGCCCTCGGCAAGTGCTGTGACGGGTTCGCCGCATTGGCCGACGCACTGCCGTACACGCGCCTCGACAAGGACGGCACGGCGATCATCGGATTGAGGGAGCTGTGCGCGGACGGGAAGAAACCAGGGCTCTTTCTCAAGTGGGAGCTTCGGGACTGGGATTCCGAGGCGGACGCATGCTATTACGGTGCTGCCGACGGCCAGTGGCAACGTCATGGCTGGAAGATGGATGACATGGTCGAAAAGCTGCAGGGCGAGGATGCCGCGGATGTCTTCTCCAGTGTGAAGGAACTGGAGCTGCTGCTTCACATGGCCGAATACTTCGACATGCGCGTCGAATGGGTTGAAAGGCTGGACTGAATCATGCGATACGACATCAGGCATTTCCGCCGCCCCGTCTGCGCCTTTCCGGGCTGCGGGAACGAATACGACGGGGACGAGGCCGAGTGGTGGTCGGACCCGTACTGGGCCCTCGACCAGGCGTGGGAGGACGACTGGCTGGTGCTGGACGGCCGGCACGACGAGCCGGTCTGCTTCTGCCCGGAGCATCTGCTCCACGGCGGGGACGACAGGCCGGTGTGCTACGACCCGGAGAAGCGTGTTCCGGCCACGCCGGAGCTGAGGGTGTTCTACGACGACTTGGACGCCGTGGACTTCATGCCGTTGCCGAAGCCCGGATGCGAGCCCCAAGTGCTGCACGCCCTGCTCCATTCGGGGCTCGTCACGGCCGACCATCCCTTCCTGCTTCCCATCTGCGAGTATCCGCATTGCGGCGCCGTGTTCGCCGACGGGCCGTTCAGCGCCATGTGGTACCCGGACGAGGACGCGGCCGAGACGGCGGTGCATGACTTGCGACGCTGGGCGATGTTCAAGGGCGACGACGGCGAATGCCACGCCTTCTGCCCGCTCCACGTCCTGCACGACGGGGACGGCAGGCCGGTGCCGGTCGGGCGCACGGTATTGCCGCCCGCGCTGGCGGAGCGCCGCACCGACCCGCGGCTGCCGGCCGTGAGGCCCTCCTGCGCCGACGACGTACTGGACGTACTAAGAAAAGGATAAGCCCATGACATACACGGACAACAAAGGCCGGACGCTGGATGTCACGGTCTGGGATGGCAGTGACGTGACGGAGGACGTGCTGGGCGCGCCCCGCACGGGCGCGGACCTCGACCTGCTGGTCGAAACGGCGAAAAACTACGCCTACGGCCGCGGCGGCTTCGACCTCCCGCAGGCCGAGGTGAGGGCCGACTGGACCCTGACGTCCCCGGATGCGGGCGCGATATGCGGGCAGGCCTGGAGCTCCGACATGTACGACTACTGTACGGAATGCGGCGTCCTGCTCAATGAGGACTGCGAAAGCGCGGTCCCGGGCTGGTGCGTCTGGTGCGCAGGGGAGGAATAGCCGTGGACGCGGACGAATACACGGCGCTCGGCGGCCGGCTCGACATGGCGCAGATCGACGGCTGGTACGAACGTTTCGAGGACATCGAGATCGACCCGACGTTCCTGTGCCTCACCGACCTGTACGCGGCAGCCGCGCCGCTCGTCCCCGCCGATTGGACGGTCGTCGACCTGGGCGGCTACGTGGGCGTGCAGGCGGGGCTGTTCGCCGGCCGTTACGTGGATGTCGACTGTTATGACCTGTGCGGGGGAGCCGACTACACACCGCCCCGGCGTTACTGGGCGGGCAACGCGGTCCACGTCGTCTCGGACATCGCGTCATGGCTGGGCGCGAACCCTAGGCTTCCGCGCCGCACGCTCCTGCTCATGTCCGGCGTGCCACGGTACGAGCGGTTCATGGACGGACTGCGGGCGCGCGGGGGCGATTGGGCCGTCTGGTATCCGGGGCAACCCGCCGAAGGGCATGGCCCCTTGGGCTCCGCCATCGCCGCCGTGAGGCGGGACGCATGACGGCGGGCATGGAAATCGATTGCGCGGACGAATACATCGACGGACAGATCGAGGCCGCGGAGAGCCTGCTGCCCGACTCCGGCTTCAATCCGGACGACCCGGACACATGCGTCCTGCTGTCCATCGCACATTCGTTGCCGGCCTTGGCTGCGGAGGGGAGGATAAGAAGCTGACGCCATGTCCCGCACCTACAGAGACCGCCCCCGCCGGCTTGTCAAGGAGGACGCCAGGCGCGCGGGATTCGTCACCCATCTGCGGCCGTACGGGCCGCTTCCATGCGACCGCGTCGAGGTGGCCGCATACGCGCATTCAATCAAGAGCCGACGGCATATTCCGCTCCGACATCGGGACGACGTGAACGACGATTACGGCTCCACCCGCGTCAAGGCCGCGCTGGCCCGCGCAGGCCGCGATTACGGACCCGACTGGGACGATTGGCGCGTCTATCAGCGGCATCGGCGCTGGTTCGGCTGAGCCCGTTCCGGGACGCATGGCTCCGGTGGAACCGAAAAAAGGAATAGGAGCCGATCATGGAAGACATCAATCTGTACGATTTGGCATTCGCATTCACCCGGCGTCCGGAGGTCACGGACGCGAACGTCGCCACCGGCATGTGCCCGGACGACACCGTGCTGGTGGAGCTCGCCGGCGGACAGGTGGCCGTGTTCAATGTGCAGGACGAGTATCCGGCCGTCATACTGGGCACGCTGTACGCGGACGCCAACGGCATCAGGGAACATGACCCGCTGGAGTCCATCCACCACGACTTCGAGGGCGAGGGCGATTACGGCGACGGCGTGGATGACCTCATCGCCCAGTGCGCCGAGGCTCTGGGGAGATGAACACCATGAATGCCGACACCATACGTTTCGTGCGAGACCGACCGTGGTATCCGCTGGACGAGACCCACGTGTACGAGATTCCCGTGACGAGGCTGGCAGCGATATGCGTGGACTGCTGGTTGACGCTGGCAGACGCGCGATTCTCCGGCGACGTTCTCCCCGGCGAGAGACTGCGTGAACGCTACTTCGGCCTGATCGACCGCGACGACACCACACCGAAGGAATGGGACAAATTCATGGACGCCCTGTGGAACGTCGTGGACGCCATGGACTTGGGGCAACAGGCCGACTGGTTCGTGGAGCTGAACGACCCTGTGACCATCAAAGGCTATTACTGGTTGCACGACGGCGTCGAATACCTGGACGCCGCGCACACCATGCCGAGGGACGAGCGATGAACGGACTGGAGCTTTGCGACCGGCTGAGGCCGCTCCGTGACGCGGCCGCCGACAACGCCTACATGCTGGGCGACGAACGCGAGCGCGGGATGTATGACGGCTACGGCGCGGTCATGCGCCGGTGCCTCGAACTGCCCGAAGCGGACGTGGAGGACTGGATATACGGCTTCACCCACGCCATCTGGGAGTCGGGGGATGCGGACACGGAGTACGCGCGGGGCCGCGGTATCGCGATGGATTGCGTCCTCTGGTCCCTGGGTCCGACCGGGCGCGAACTGCGCGAGGCCATCGAAGAACGCCTGGGAGGGGAATAAGGGCATGGAAGTCATCAAGTGGATTTTCGTCGTGGCCGCATTGGCGGGCATGGCGCTCGCATTGGTCGAACTGGCGACGGAGAAACCCGATGCCGCCACCGATTCCGACCGGTTGCCGGATGGCTTGGCGGGCACCTGGGAGCGGAGGACCCCGGACGGCCGGATGGAGGCGACGATCGCCGACGGCGCCATCGAGGTCGTCCGGGTGTCCGGGGACTCGCGGGAGGTCCTGGAGGGGCGTCTACGAGGCGAAGGGCCGGAAATGGGTGGTCCGCGAGGCTCCGGAGGTCTCGGAGGAGTCCCATACATGGGTCGACGACACGACGCAGATCATCCTCAGCTCCATGCCGTGAGGACTTCCCGAGCGTGGGACGCATGACAGGCGAACGGAAAGGAGCCGGAGATGGAACACAACGACATCGACTTCCGAAAGGCCGTAAGGCTGATAGAGGAGGCCAGGGACAGGCTTGACGAGGCGTCGGAGATACTGGGCGCCTTCAATACCGGCGACATGAGCGGTAGGAACACCATCGCGGACAAGGCCTGGTCCATTGACCGGAACATCGCCGACATAAGGGCCATCGCCAAGCATATGGGGGCGGAGATGACGGACAGACTCATCGCCATCGACTTGGACAACACGTTCGCGGACTACACCACCGCATTCGCCGACTGCCTGGCCCAGATGGGCCGGCCCGTCAGGGGCGGCGACCCGACAACCTACGACTTCGGCTGCGACGGCTGGTTCGGGGAGGGCAACGGCGACGTGTTCCCCGAATTCCATTCACGGGCCGTCATGCTCGGCCTGTATCTGCGTGAGCGCCCGTACCCGCACGCGAGGCGCGCCGTCGATACGCTGACGTTCGACCATCCGGCATGGCATGTGGCGTTCGTCACCAGCCGCCGCGACGACGGCGACGACACGGCCCGCTGGATGCTCGGGCTCGGCATCGACATGAGCCTCGAATTCGACTACGCCAACCAATGCCTCGACCACATGGACCCGACCGGCATGGAATTGGGCCGGGCCGTCTCCGAACGCGCCCGCTCCGGCCGCTGGAGCATGGGGCTGCTGTCCGAGCCCAACGGCGTCGGCTGGTGCCATCTGCCCGACAAGGAGAGCCTTGAGGCCGACCTGTACATCGAGGACGACCCGGCCATGCTCGACCGGCTCATGGATCTGGGGCTCCCGGTGCTCGTCAGGAGGCATGCCTACAACACGGCGCAGTGCGAACGGGCCATGCGGTCGGACGTGCGGGGCGCCGTGTTCGACGATTGGACGCAGGTGCCCGGACTTGCGGAACGGTTGATCGGAGGCTCCCATTGAGCGGACGATACTCACTGCCGGACGGCATCGGCGTTCCCTACTACGTGCCCATATCGGACACAGAGTCGGACCTGCACATCCAAGTGGGCGACCGGTTCTACGGATTCGTCCGCGAGTCCCGACTGTTCGACGGACGATGCGAGTACACGCCGCTCGCCCCGGTCGGCGGGTATTACGAGCCGGTGGACGATACGCGATATCCGACCCTCCCGGAGGCGTTGGCCGCGTTGGCCGACCATCTCGGGGACGAGGACCTGAAACATCGATTGAAGGGGGAGTTGGCATGACCGACACCAAATGCTACATCTGCGGGCACGCTCTGGAGGAGCATGCGCCCTACGTGGTCTGGCACACCGGCTGGGACGGATGCGAGGAATGCGACCGCGACTACGAGAGGGGCGTCAGCCTATGCCCCGTGTGCATCGACGCACTGGGGTACATGGGCATGACGTTGGGTGGGAACACGTATCTGCCCGACCTGCCGTTTGGGGAAGTCGGGAATTGGGCATATGACACGCTTTGGCATGCCGTCTGGATGCCAGATGACATGACCATAGGCGAGGCCGAATGCGCCCGCGACTACCTCGACCGCGAGGGGCGGAAGGATCTCGACCCCGCGTGGGATAGCCTGCCGTTGCGATGGTGGGACACGCCCGAGGAGTTCAAGGCGTCGGAATATGCCGAACCGTTCCTGCGCCGTTTCGGATTGGACGAAGGCGACTTGGACCGGCTGGCAAAAGCATGTCTGGAGCACGGCGACGTACTGGACGATTGGCATACCGTCACCGACGCCCGCAAGGTCGGGGAACGGCTTCGGAAAGGCTAGGACACATGGACTACATCGAACGTCGGGCCAAGCGGCTTGAGGCCGACTACCGGCATTGTCTGCGCGACCTGGTTTGACGAGAGTGCGCCCGCCTTCAGGCGGGTGGTGAATCGTCGTGATGTTTGTTTGCCGGTCGGCTTGGCAGACTGTTTTCAATGTGGGGAGAATGGTTCATGACACAGATTGGTTCCTGTGAAGGAGGTGTGGTCGTATGTCGTTGAGTGTGGAAGCGTTGGCGCTTCGGAACAAGAAGATCAAGGAATCAGGCAAGGCCACGCGGAAGCGTCGTAAGACGCAGGTGTGCCGTGCGTTCACTTGCAAAGTTGATTATCGCAAGTTGAAGTCCGAGCAGAGGAAGGCGTTGTCGGAGTTGTTTCGTGATGCGAAGCATCTGTACAACGATTGCGTCACCTCCGACAGTGTCTTCACCTATGTGCCGTCGCGTGAAGTGACCGTGCGCATGAAGGACGGGAGCACGGAGCCTCGCACGTTGGACCGTATCGGCGCGCAGATGATGCAGGGCGTCGTCCAGCAGACCAAGGACAATATGCGGGCCCTCGCAGCGTTGAAGAAGAAAGGGTATGAGGTCGGCGCATTGAAGCCGGTCAAATCCTTCGACAGCATTCCCCTGAAACAGCCGGGGCGAACCTATAGGCTGCGCGGCAACTACATTCGCATCAACCGTATCCCCGGTCTCATGCGCTTGACCGGAATGAAGCAACTCGACGGTTGGGAGATAGGCCCCGCGAAACTATTACGCAAAGCCAGCGGCTATTACGTGGCCTTCTCCTGCTTCAAAGACAAGACCGCATATGAGAAGGAACAACCCTACACGCCTGCGCCCGTCAACCCTATCGGCGGAGTCGACGCCGGATTGAAGGATGAGATCGTTGAATCCGACGGCACCAAAACCACCCGCCGTTACCCGGATTCAAGGAAAGCCCGGTATTGGGCGCGACGCATGAGCAAACGCGACAAATCCAGCCGCGGCTGGTGGAAAGCGAACCGCGCCTACCGTATGGAACATGAACGGCTCGCCGCACGACGCAAACATGCCGCCATCGAGGAATCGCAGCGTCTCACCCGCAAATACGCCACCTTGGTCATCCAGAACGAACAGATCCGCACATGGAACAAGAACAAGGGATACGCGCGGGGCGGTAGGAAAATCCATGCGGGCATCCTCGGACGCCTCTACGCCAACCTCAAGCAACAGCAGAACGTCATCATCCTGGACAAATGGCAGCCCACCACCTCCTGGTGCCGTAACTGCGGCAGGCGCACACCCTGCCCCGTCAACCTACGCACCTACACCTGCGCCTACTGCGGTGTCAGGGAGGACCGTGACCAGCATGCCGCATTGAACATGACCGTGCTCAGGCTCGCTCCGCTCTCTCATACGGACTTGAGAAAGGCAAGGGACATTCCCCATCGGCCCCTATCAAGGTAACGGAATCACATTCCGCTGACCCTCCAACCACAAAACCAAACAACAACCAGAAACGACATGTACGAAGAACCCCCGGTGAACCGGGGTTCGGTAGCGGTGCCAACAACACCCCGCCGGACGTAAGACCAAAAGGCATCCAATCGGACGCCCTACGGCAGTCGGGCGAAACCCGAGAAGCCTCCGCTTTTAAGCGGAGCGTAGTTCACGAGGAGTAAGGAGGAGACGGATGGACGACATCGAACAGACCACGGTCATCGATCCCGCCCGGGTGGGACGCATGGCCTCGAGCAGGGCGGACGGGCGGAGCACGACCTTATACGGCCGGCACCGCAAGGGCGCCGGAAAGCCACGCAAGGCGAGGCCGGAACGTCCGGTGGAGCCGTTCATGGCGGCTCTTATGACGGCGCTCGCCGCGCTGTGGCTGGCGGGCATGCTGGCGGCCGTCTGGCTCATGCCCATGTCGGCGCCGGCCCCATGGGCGCGGGAGGCCGCCTCGGCCGTCTGCGCGGCCGCGGCCGTCCTATCCACGGTCCCGGCATGGACGTACCTGGCCTGATACGGAAGGGAGAGGCGTCATGGCCTATAACGATTACGGCGCGTTCGTCCGGAGGAACGGCGAACGCATGGAGAGCCACGAGGACGCCGTGCTGGAACGGCTCGACGGAGGCTCGGGCGGCCAGGCGGTCTATGACCATCTGGCACAAGGTTCCGGCGGCGACCTGTACCATGCCGTGCTCGGCGACGGGGAATGGCGTCTGGGGGTGTACAAGACGACGTTCCCGTACCTTTGGCATTATGGGGACGGCCGGTGGTACATGGCCGACCTGCTTTCGTACGCGGTGGGGAAGCCGCGTTTCGCCTGCGAGGACGAACGCTACGAGCGCATGACCGGCGACAGGGTCACGCGCCCCGTCGACCTGTTCGATTGGGTCCGTGGCCTGCCGGAGGACGGGCTGGAGTTCGCAGTGCCGGGCGGCCCGACCGTCACCATCAAACGCGGACGCGACGCGCGCTGGCATGGCCCCACCATCCACGTCTCCATGACGGAGGCGGACGGCACGCGGTGGGACGCCGAGGCGGGCGACCGCTACGGCGCCGGGTTCGAGGACGAGGCGGAACGGCGCGGACGCGAGGTGCGCGCCATCGTCGGATACCTCGGGGAGGTCGGTCCGATGGGCTGGAGGAGGGTCGCCCGATGCCCGCGGTGCGGCGCGAAGCCCGCCGTCGGACGGCCTTGGACCGACCTGTTCGGGCGCTGCTCCATCGCCATCCGCTGCCCGGAGTGCGGTCTGCGGCTGGGGCTCCGGCTTTTGGAGGAGGTGGATTACGCCCCGTACCTCCACTCCATCGACCCCAAGGCCACCGCATGGGCGGCGGCGAATCTGACGCAGCTGGTGGTGTCGATGTGGAACCGGCAGGCCAATGACGCCAAGGCCATGCGCGGCATCCTGTCCGGACGGGAAAGAAGCTTCTGGCTGACGGTCGACGGCCTGTCCGCGGGCAGTATGACATGGCGCGTGTAAGCGCCGGGACGCATGGGTCGGAGCATGGAAATCGAAGAGATCAACGAACCGACCCGCAACTGGACAGTCGACGAGTTCGCCGACTTCCTGCACTACCGCCTCCAGCACGGCGACCGTGAGTCCATACGCAGCTGGTGGCGCAGCACAAGCCTTCTACGCAAACTGGAGGCGGCCGGACTGGCCGAATCCGACGGCGGCGAGGTGGCGCTGACGCCAGTCGGCGCCGAACTGAAGCGGGCGCTGTACCTGTTGGAGGAGTCGGACGGGCTGGCCGGCGCGCGGCTGAATCTGCGCATCCACCGTCTGGAGGACCGGCACGCCGCCCCGCTCGGCGCGGGCACGCTGATGCTTCTGGTGGCCGGCAGGTCGGGCAGGGCACGCGTCGACGCCGCCCGCATGCTTCTGGAGGACGTGGATGGCGGCAGGGCGTACGCCGACCGGCTGGCGAAATGCTGGGACCCGAAGGTGCGCATCCTCGCCGCGCCCTACGCCGACCCGCACCTGTTTCTAGGGGAGACCGATCCCGACATCATCCGCGCCGTCATCAAAAGCGGCCACGCCGACGACGTGTGTCGCGAGCGGTGGACGGCGTCGGCGTGGCCGTTCGAGATCCGCCTCGCGGCCGGCGCGCTCGTCACGGACGAAGGAGAAGCCGACCGCATGCTCGCCACGATGACGGGACACGAGCGCATCCGCTTCCTCGTCGAGTATCCGCGCCTCGCCGTCGGCCAACGCGCCGTGGACGCGTGCCGCGCGGATGACGACCACGCATCGTTGCTCGAAACCGATATGACCCGCGTGCCCGACGAATACCTGCGGGAGGCATTGGAGTCCGACAGGCACTGGGGCATCAAGCTCCGCGTCGACGACTACAGAAAGGCCCTGCGCGAGACCCTGAGGCTGGAGCGGCTGTTCACCGGTCCCGACAGCCAGGTGTTGGCCGAGGTCCGTGAACAGGTGGAGGCCGAAATCGCAGAGGAGGAGGAATGATGGGCGTCGACGCATTGGAGGAGCTGGTCGGCTGGCCGAACAACGGGAACACGTTCCTAGCGTCCGGCCCCGACGGCATGCGTCTGGCCGTGGCACCCGCCGACGTGGGCGGGGAGATTGGCATGATGGCCGCGTTCGACTGGGCGTACGCCCGGTACGGGGCGGCGTTCGCCGGTTCGGCCGAGCCGGTCTGGCGTCTGCGTCGCTGGCACGGATGCCGCACCACGGGCTTCGCCGACTGGATCGGCGACGCGGAAAAATTCTTCGGAGTGCGGTCGGTCATCCTGCTCGACGGTCGCGGGCACATCGTGGATGAAATCCGATTGGGGTACGGGACGCATAACGAACCCCAAGGAAAAACAGCCTGAAGGAGGCACTACCACATGGTTCAACTTGTCATCGCATTCATCATCCTCATCGCGGCCGCCGTTCTGGCAGGTCAGGTGTCCAGAGTGAAACCCCGGAGCCTCGACCACGGCCAGGCGTCCGAATCGGACCGGCAACAGGCCGCCAAGAGCATCCGCGGCCTGTCCTCCGCCATCGCCCTAGGCGGCGTGGGCATCGCCGTGGCCATCGCCGCCACGGCGTGCGTGTACTCCCTGGACGTGGGCGAGGTCGCGGTCGTCCGCAATCTCGGCGGCTCCGTGTCCGGCTCGCAGTCGGAGGCGGGCTTCCACGCGAAGGCCCCATGGCAGAGCGCCGTCAAATACGACACGCGCAACAATCTCATCAACTTCTATGGCGACACCGACTATGAGACGACCGGCGGCAGCGAGGTCGGCAAGCAGGTGTCCATCAACGACAAGTCCGGCGCGAGCGCGAACATCGACATCCAGGTCAACTACTCGCTGCGCTCCAATGCGGCCGTAAGCCTATACCGCGATTACGGCTCGCAGGAGAACTTCGTGTCCAAGTACATCTCCAACGACCTGCGTTCCGTGACGCGCGAGGTCGCCGGAAAGTACGACACGATCACCATGCTGACCGACCGCGGCTCGTTCACCCGCGGCGTGCAGAAGGCCCTGTCCCAAAAGTGGAAGGGCATGGGCCTGACCGTCGAGCAGGTCAGCGTGCAGGACGTGCGCTATCCGAAGGAGATCACCAGCGCGTACGCCGCCGCGCAGTCCGCCGAGGTGCAGAAGCGCAAGGCTTCCAACGAGCAGGAGACCGCGAAGGTCGAGGCGGAGACGAAGCGCATCAAGGCCCAGGGCGAGGCGGACGCGAACGACATCCTCAACTCGTCTCTGTCCGAGAACGTGCTCCGGCAGAAGTACATCGACGCGCTGTCCAACGCGAAGAACCTGACCGTGGTGCCGGACGGCTCCGTGCCGATGGTGCAGACGAAATAACCGGACGCATAGCCGGTGGCCGCCCCCGCCCGGACCCGGGCGGCCACCGGCCACCGGCGCGGATGGCGTGCGACGCGCCTGGTCCCAGCCGCGGGACGATAAAAGAGTCCGTGCCTGAGGTGCGGAAGCGGCATCGTCATAGTCGTCACGGTTGCGACTGGTAAAAGGCTGGAAGGGGCGGCGCGAAGCCTGCGGGCGCGCGCCGCCCCTTCCGTATTCCGGGACGCATGATTCGGGCAACGCCGCAGGGTGCGGCGGGTCAAGGGGTCTGGAATCATGAGTTACTACGGCGGAACCATCGAGCTGGAAAGCGCGGAATGGAATGACAAAAAGGCGGTCGAGTACGAACTCGCGCAAGCCGCGTGGGGCATGCGGCTTAACGTTTGGTACGATTTGTTCCACTGGAACAAGAACATCGTGTGCGCCGACAAGCGCGCGGCGATAAACAAGCTTGCCTCCATGCCTGACTGGAACGGGGTGCTGTACCACATGGACATGCCGGACACCGCCGCCATCAAACGCCTTGCGGCGGCGGAGCGGAAAGCGGAGGAGCGGTACCGCGAGGTGTGCGCCGCCACCGACATCCACAACCGCAAGTCGAAGACGATTACGTGCAAGGCATGTGGCTCACGCGTCGAACTGGCGCGTTTCAAAGGCGGCGCGTGCCCCGTCTGCGAGAAAAGCCTTCGTTCCGAGAGTGCGAGGGAACGTGTGGACCGCGCCAAAAAGGCGCATGAGGCGGCGGTCGAACGCCTTGCGGCGGCACGCGCCGAGAACGCCCGCAAGCACGGCGGACTGGCATGGATGGTGTCGTACGTCGAACGGTACTGACGACGGCGCGGGCAAGGGCGCGCGTCGTCCATCGCCCACGTTTTTCGGGACGCATGGGACCACCGTCAAGGAAAACGCCCTTGGCAAGGAAATCAAGGAGTCCGAAAAATGACGAACTGGAACAAAGTGGTCACGAACATGGGGCGCGGCATGGACCCGATGAGCGCCTACAACCGCGCCGAGCGCGAGGAGCGCGAGGAGCACCGCAAGCGCATGGAGCGTCTGCGCGGCGCCAAGCCGGAACGCAAGGGCGGGCGCTGAGCCGAAAGCCGGGGGCGGGAAACCGTCCTCGGCTTTTTTCTTTGGGACGCATAAAGACGATTATGGAAGACAACGAATTCTGGCGGGAAGTCCCGCCCATCGACCTGACGGGCCGCAGGTGCCGCGCCGTCACGGAGCACGGCACCGTCATCGAGGGCCGTCTCGAGTACACCCTGAGCCGCGCCACCCAACTGCCGGACGAGCCGGCGTTGGAGCAGCTGTCGTTCGCGGACGTGCTCCAGCCGGTCATCCTCAACCTGAACGGAGACCGCGTCGGCAACCGGCTGTGCACCGGCTACAGGAGCCTGGAGGAGGTCAAATGAACGCGGCGGAACGTATGACCGTCCTTTGCGCCGACGGGCGCAAACGGGCCGGCGAGAGGGGCGATTCCGAGTCGTGGGAGGTCTGGGAGGACCTCGAGGACCTGTTCGGACAGGTGGCCGAGGCATTGGAGAACGAGCCGGAGGCGACGGTCCGCCCGTTCATGTCGGGCATGGCCCGCGCCCTGACCGCCACGGCCGCCTACGCGTCCAGGTGGCATCATGCCCCGGCGGTCATGGCCGACTGGCTTGCGGAGCGGGACCGTACCGGCGAGACACCGGGCGAGACGTGCGCGTACGGGGACCTCATGCGGTTCTACGGCTACCTCGACGCGCTCTACGGCAGTGGGAACTACATGCTGAACATCCGGACCGCCCGCGCCCTGGCCGTCGCGGCGGGGGAGCTCTCCCGGCTTATCGAAAGGAACGAATGATGACAAAAAGGAACGAACCCACCAAGGAGCAGATCGAGGCCGCCGCCGGATTCCTGCGCAACAACCTGCACCTGTTCGGCCCGCAGGCCTGCTTCCTCGAGACCGGACACATCGACGAGATCGCCTACGGCATGCTCCACGCGGCGGGAAAGGCCGCGCATTGAGCCGCGCCGACGTCGCCGCCATGCTGTCCGCGCTCGCCCAAGCCGCGGGCGTCAGACTGACGATCTCGGCCGAATCGGCGTTCGACGACGGGAAACGCCAAGCACAAGGCGGAGGCGGCTTTGAGGGCGGCGCATGATGCGTAAGGGAATCAAGGTTACGCTCGACCCAACGCCGCGGCAGGCGCGGCTGCTCGCATCCAACGCGGGCGCGGCCCGCTTTGTGTTCAATCTCGGTCTGATGCACGTTGCCAGCCAGTTGAACGGACTCACCTCCTGCGACGGCAAAGGCAAGGCGGACTGGAGCATGCCCGCGCTGCGCCGCTGGTGGAACGAGTGGAAGGACGAAATCGCCCCGTGGTGGCGGGAGAACAGCAAGGAGGCGTACACCAGCGGACTGCAATCACTGTCCGACGCGTTCTCCAACTACTTCGCGTCCCGTGACGGCGACCGCAAAGGGGAGCGCATGGGCTGGCCGAAGCCTCGCAGCAAACGCAGGACGACCCCGAAGTTCACATACACGACCGGCTCGTTCGGCGTCGCGGACACGTACGGGTTGAAACTGCCCCGTATCGGGCGCGTGCACTGCATGGAGAACGTCGAGAAGCTGACCGGCGGCATCCAACCCTCACGCATGACCATCAGCAGGCATGACGGACGCTGGTACGCGAGCCTGCTCATCGAAGTGCCCGACCCGCAGCCGTCAACCACGCTGGAAGGGCATGTGGGCGTGGATTTGGGAGTCAAACACATCGCCACGCTCAGCGACGGCGCCACGGTCGAGAACCCGCACACGCTGAAGGCGAGCATGCGCAGGCAACGCCGTATCCAACGCAAGCTGAACCGGCGCAAGAAAGGGTCTGAACGGTGGCTGGAGGCCAAACGGGAATTGCAGCACGTCGCCGCCCGCGTCGCCCGTCAACGCCGCGACCGCATGGACAAGCTGACCACCATGCTCGCCACGACCTACGCGGACATCAGCATCGAAGACCTGAACGTCAAAGGCATGACGAAACGACCGAAAGCGAAAGCGGACACGAACAACCCCGGGCGATACCTGCCCAACGGACGCAAGGCCAAGGCAGGATTGAACCGGGAGATTCTAGACGCGGGCTTCGGCATGTTCCGCCGCATGCTCGAATACAAGTGCGCCCGAACCGGCGCACGACTCCATATCGTCAACCGTTGGTACCCAAGCAGCAGGACATGCTCGAACTGCGGGACGGTGAAAGCCAAACTGTCCCTCAAGGAACGCGTGTACGTCTGCGACCAATGCGGACTGGTCATCGACCGCGACCATAACGCGGCCATCAACATCGATGTCGCCGGAAGTGCCCCGGAGACTCTAAACGCGTGCGGAGGATGCATAAGACCGGGGAACCCCGGCAGACATCCGAAAGACCCGTCCTCAAACACGGGAAGGAAACACGAACCAAGTAGCGAGAAACGCATAAGACTTGGAGCGGACACCCGCAAGAGTGTCCTGCAAACCAAAACAAACTAGTTTGCAACGGAGGAAACGGCATGAGACGTGTTCCATCGGACATCGGCAAGTGGGCATGGATGCCGCTGCGCCGTACCGTCACGCCGCGGACCATGGACCCACGGCACAGACCGCCCATGCCGGACGCGCGCAGGTACCGGCACTCCCGCATACCGAACTGAGGAGACATTCATGACCGCAATCGCAATTTACATTCTCGGCCTGCTGACACTGCCCGCGATGGCGCTCATTCTTGTCGTGCTGACCGAGCTGTTTCGCAAGGACGCCCGGTGGTGCCCCTACTGTATGGAGTGGTTGACTTCCTCCCCTGCCTGAAGGCGGGGGAGGAAGTCAACCATATCCCTGTTCGACAGGAACGCGGAGCCGAATCCGCATATCAGGCCGATTGGAAAGGAATGACCCATGAGAATCACCATAATCCCCTCCGATGGGGTCCGCGCCGAGATCGCGCTCGAGAACGACGAGCTTGGGAATGCGCCCTACGTCCGGTGCGGCCCGGACGGCACCGTCGTGCTCGAATTCGGCGACGACATCGACCTGACCGACCTGCGCGACGCGCTGCTGAAGGAATACCCGCTGGACAGGTATCCACCCGAGGAGGACGAATGATGGACAAGACCGAAAGGAACGCCGTATGGCATGAAAGCGTCGAGCGCTTCGGAACGCGCCTGCAGAGCGTGGTGTGCATGGAGGAGTGCGCGGAGCTGATCCAGGCAGTCAGCAAGCGCCTGCGCGGCAAGCCCGACCCGGATGACAACCTGGCCGAGGAGATGGCCGACGTGGTCATCTGCCTGCACCTGTTGCAGGACATGTACGGCGTCACGGACGAGCGGCTGGAGTCGTGGATCGACCGCAAGACGAAACGCCAGGCGGAAAGGAACAGGGCATGA